GGTGTCGGTGTGTTTGTCACTCATAAAATCAAGAAAGGAACAAGACTCAGAATTTTCAGCGGCGAACCGACTCGAAAAATGAAAATGTCGGAAGTCAAGAAAAATCCAATTTTAGCAAAGTTTGTAGAATTCTTTGGGGTTGCAAATAAAGGAATAGTTTATATACCGGCAAATTTTTCTTGCCTCGCCGTTGGCTGGTATCTTAATCATTCTGATGTTCCTAATGCTCATCACGATGAAAGTTATAAGTATTACGCTAGTCGTGATATCGAGGAAGGCGAAGAACTGACTATTAATTACAACGAATTATAATTTATGTTTAACAATTTCTTTACAGGCACGGTTGACGACCTTCTTAAAAAAGTCACGTCGGCGCCTGCTGAGGCAATCAACAAGGTTGGTGATGAAAATGAAGTGCTGAATCGTGAAGAAATGATTGCAATGGTAATGGATGACTTCAAGTTGTCACGGCAAGAAGCCGAGAAAATTGTCACGGAAATTCAATTGGAAGAATTGAATAACATAATGTTTGGTATGGTTGAAAAGGGCCTGTTGGAGATTGTTAGTTATGACGGTGAAGGAAATCCTCGATATAAACCCACTCTAAAGGCTTTGGCTTTGTTGGGTTAAAATGCTTGACATTTACTAAATCTTTGCAGTAGTTACATTAGAGTCAGGCGCCAACACCCAACTTTTATAAGATTTTATTTTATTTGATGTCAATAATGATACCGAAGGTTGATTTAGATTATATTTTCTTCTAAATTCTGCTGGTTTTCCTACAAAAGTTTCTTTTGTTCCCCTATTAAAAAACGAATGAATTACATTTCTGTTTTTAAATGTTTTCATTATTAATTTTAATTCTTCTATATCATTTAAGTTTCTAATAAAACACCAATCTTTATACGAAGTAACAGTTCCATCTATTAATCCATATACCATATTTTTGCGATTGTTTTTAATATAAAAATCATATATGGTTCCTGTAAATGTTTCTTTTGTAATTCTATTTATAAAGGAATATTTGGTTTTATCAAAAATTACACCTTTTCTTACATCCGACATTTTCTTTTTTGTTTCTTCCGAATGACATTTGCCGTAAAAGTGATGTCTTTCACCACGGCAAGATTCTGACATTTTATTTCTAGTTTCTTCTGACCTATGTTTTCCATACCAATAATTTTTTTCTCCACGATTATTTCCTTCACATGACTTTTTAATTTTCTCTCTGGTTTTTTCTGATACAATTCTTCCAATATTAGATTCGGATATTTTCTTTTTTGTTTCCTCTGAAACTATTCTTCCTCGTTGTGCTAATGACATTTTTCTTTTTGTTTCATCGGTATGATGATATCCTAAAGTAGGATGTTCTACATTTTCTGCTATATTATAATAATTATTAGGACACAATTTTATTCTGTCTAAATATTGTTGTTCTACTATACGAACTTTTCCTGTTGGTAATTCTTCTACTATTAAAAATTCAAATTTATCTTCTCCATATTTATTCCAAGCATTTTGTAAATGTGGGTTGGTGTGTTTATTTTTATGTAATTGATGTTTATGTTGCCGCCACCTACGTTTAATACAAACGGCACTTCCAATATAGACCTTACCATTGACTATATTTGTTATAGAATATATTCCTGATATTTTCATTTTTCCAAGTTTTTAAGTTTCCACATTAAATAACATCTTTTCAACTCTGTATAACAATCGTCAGGAACCATGACGGAAAAGTATTTCCAACCATCTTTGAGTTTCGCTTTACGATATTTTTTTTGATATTTGATTTTATCCATGTCAATAAATATAGATGACTTCACTAAAACACACGGATTTTTTCGATTTATCTGACGAAAATTGTGAGGCTTGACTTTTAATATTCATCTGTTAATCTATTGTCAGTTAAATAACACATCAAAGAACGCTAAAATCTATGATAATGACAAATGACAATCCCGAAGTGAGTCACAGTTCTAAACCTGTTAGACGTATTGATATGTCATTGATGGACCCGGCGTCAATACAATTTATGCTTGAGCAAAGTCGAGATGGATTTTACTCAAACAAGGAAGCCAGTGTAATTCGTGAATATAGTTGCAACGCAATGGATTCCCATATCTTTTCAGGAATTCCTACAACTCCAATTGAAGTGACACTTCCGACGTGTATGGAACCGGAACTAAAAATTAGGGATTTTGGAAATGGTCTTTCAATTGACCAACTTGAAGATATCTATTTCAAGTATTGGAAATCCACAAAACGCAATACGAATGAATTGACGGGAGCCCTGGGAATAGGCTGTAAATCAGGCTTTTCCGTGTCAGATTCTTTCACAGTAGTTTCTATATGTGACGGAATGAAATGTATTGTAAATGGTCAAAAAAATGGCTTCGCTGATGTGGTATATCATCAACCAACAGACGAAATTCAAGGAATCGAAGTCATCATTCCTGTTCAACAAAAAGACATCCAAAAGTTTGTCTCCGAAGCCCTTAATTTCTTTCAATATTGGGACGTGAAACCTGTGTTGAAAAATGTTGATGAAGAAACCGTAAAAGCCGCTTTTTCAATAATGGAAACTAAACCGTTTCTTTGTGGCAACGGTTGGGCGGTGAGGCCGGCAGGATATGGTCAAGGTAAAACCGTTGCAGTGATGGCAAAAGTCGCCTACGCAATTGACTGGGAACAAGTTAAAAGTAGCATCGCTCCTGAATTGTTTAACAAAATTAGCGGTATCTTTACATTCCTTCAAGAAAACCTTACGACATTGACTTTTGCCAATGGTTCGTTGGCCTTTACGCCCAATCGTGAATCGCTTCAATACAATGACATTACGGTGAATGAATTGAGCAAGAAACTCACGGCCATCTATGATTCTTTGCTGAATTTGATTACGTCCAAAGTCTCTGACGCCGCCAACCTTTGGGAAGCGAAGATTCGTTACAACATGATTTTCCGCAAGGAACTTGATGGTTTCGACAAGGCGTTTGTCTATGGTGGAAATCTCCAAACTATTGAACGGTTGTTGAACAATCGTATTCAGTGGAATGGTATCACTATTACCAACGGAATGTTTGAAGGATTGGGCGACTGGTGTGCCAATGAAGGCAAGGTTGGTAGTTACAAGGATGATTCTTTCACGCCTGTTCTTACAACTTATGTCAAGAATGACAACAAGACCGGCGTTGTCGCCGTGAAGACTACGAGCCGTCGCCGTCGTCGTTATGGTTATGGTTATGGTTCGTCCGCTGAAAGCAAAATCATTTGCTCGCCGAAGTCTGTCGTTCTGATTCAAGACACTGACAAACCTTTCTTGGCGAAGGGATTGGCCGCTTGGATGTTCTACAAATCTGGCATGGATGTTTCCCAAGTCTATGTTCTCGACTTACACAACGCCGAAGTCAAGGACGAATTCTATACTGAATTCAATTTTGAGACTGTGCCTGTCAAGTCTGTTGGTGACAACGAAGGCCTTATCAAATCTTATCTGAAATCGGTTCGTGCTCCTCGTTCTACGGCCGGTAATTCTCTCCGCGGCGTGTCTCGCCCGTTGAATTGCCCTTATGTTGTCATCGAAAACAGAAAAACTTCCGGCGGTTATTTACCGTCATACGTTTCTTGGAGTTATGAGGATGCGAATGCTCGTGGATTGGACAATGGAAATACACGGTATTATGTTGTTTATTCCAAGAAATCATTCACGTTCAACAGCAAAGAGATTGAACACGAATATAGCAGTTCTTTCTGGCAATCTGTTTATGATTTAGCACTTACCGCGAGTGTCAACTTGGATAGGGTGTATGGAATTCATCAAAAAACGGCAGAATCTAATTGGTTCAAAGAATCAATCAAAGAAGGTGACTGGGTTAATTTGTTCGATTTTGTTACTGAAAATACTGATTATCTTCCGAAAGACATTATCAAGAAAATGTCGGCATATTTTGAAGCCGAAGAAAATCGTATTGGACTTATTCCGGCGCAAGAAATGTTGCCAATGTTGGTTGATACTGATGGAGTTGCCGCAAAATATTTTGGTGAAATTTCCGAATTTTCCAAACATATTGATACGATGAATATTCCAAAGAATCTTCGTATTGCCGGATTTGAACACGAAGAATCTGATGTTGAATTGTTTCGTAAAATCAATGAGACAATGAGAAAGAAATATCCTTTGATGTTCAAGACCAACCAACGAAATGCTTTGTATAATTGTAATCCGAATAGTTCTGATAAATTGGATTTTCCAACCATTCGGGAATTGACAGAGTATATCAATTTGATAGATTTACATTCGTAAAGTATTTTGAAATATCCTTTCGTTAGGAGTTTTCATACACTATTTATGTGTATGGAAACACTATTATGCCAAAACGAGACGACACAAAAACAATCGAAGATTTCCGAGAATCTAACAGGCAACGTCAAAAACGATTCTACGATAGACACACAAAGGCCGAATGTAAACGAAAACATGATGCCTACCATAAAAAGTGGAAAAATTTATCTGATAACAAATCTGATAAATAATAAAAAGTATGTTGGAATTACCATCAGGTCATTAAAAGACCGTTGGCAAGAACACTTACGATACAGTCGAAACATTTTACAAAAGGCAATTAAGAAATACGGAAAAGAAAATTTCAAAATTGAACTGGTCGAAGAACTTCACAATGTAACTGAAAAAGATTTATTACTAAAAGAAACGTTCTACATAAATAAATTTGACACTTTTGTTAATAACAGACGTGGTTACAACGCCGTTAAAAATAGTGAAGGGCGTTTGATTTTTAGTAAAGTAACAAAACAAAAAATGTCAATAAATCACGCCGATGTGTCCGGCTATAAAAATCCGATGTATAAAAGACGACACACAAATAAAAGTAGAAGATTAATATCTCAATCAAAAATCGGAACACATCTGTCAAAAAAACATAAAATCATATTGTCTTTAGCATTAAAAGGAGAAAAATCATATAGATTTGATAAAACCATACGAACATTCAAAAATATTAATACAAACGAAATTTTTGTAGGAGTTCAATATGATTTTAAACAAAAATACAATTTTAAAGGTTCAAGTCTGTGTGATATTATGAGTGGACGAAGAAAAAGTTATAAAGGGTGGATTTTGGTTGACGCTTGACTTCAAATTGTTCTGTGGTAAAATTCAA